AAGCAGATAACTTTCCGAAGTGGTTCTATGACAATGCAACAGTCCAAGACTTTGAGAATGGACTAGCAGAGTTTAAGGGTAAAAAGAATCTTAAGTTCTTGCAGATAGGTGTCTTTACTGGTAACGCATCTGCTTGGTTACTAAAGAATATTCTTACTGACCCAACATCATTGCTTGTAGATATAGACCCTTGGTGTGGCAACCTACCTCACGAGTCAGTCTATAACTGGGATGATATTCAAGAAGCCTATAAAGAACAAGTTGCGTCTTACGGCAAGAAAGTTCAGTCATTCAAAGCATTTAGTGGAGACTGGTTAAAGCAATACCGTGAAGGTGGCTTTGACTTTATTTATATTGATGGCGACCATCTACCAGAATCAGTTACTTTAGATGCTGACTTATCTTGGGACTTGCTTAAGTCTGGTGGCATTATGGCTTTTGATGATTATGAGTGGGACCATCCAGATGGTACAGATAAAAACCCTAAGCCAGCAATAGATGCGTGGCTAGCAAAACATAAAGATGATATTGAAATACTACGTAAGGGATGGCAAGTATGGATAAGAAAGAAGTAGGCAATGATTGTCAAGGTTGTGGCTGTGAAAGCCACGACATATGTTGGCCTAAACAAAATGAATTAAGAGAGAAGTGGCTACAGGATAATCCTAATGCTGGCTTTAATGGATGGTGGTCAATATGAATGTAGTTGATATAGCAAAATCTCAGTTAGGATATAAAGAAGGTCCTAATAATAATACAATGTACGGCAAGTGGTATGGTGCTAACAACCAACCTTGGTGTGCTACCTTTGTATCTTGGTGCTTCGATAAGGCTGGATTAGTATCTAGTATTGCAGCACAAGGTAAGAAGGGATTTGCTTCTTGCGATCTAGGATTAAAGTGGTTTGCTAAAAAGGGTAAGTTAGTTCCTGTTGGCAAAGCACAACCAGGAGATATAGTTTTCTTCCAGTTCGATACCGATGCACAGGCTGACCACGTTGGTATCTGTGCTAGTAACGATGGAAAGAAATACCTTACAGTCTATGAGGGTAATACCTCTAGTGGCGATAAGGGTAGTCAGTCAAATGGAGATGGTGTGTTTCTAAGGAAGCGTGCCTACTCCCTAGTAATGGGCGTTGCACGCCCTTAAAGGATGGATATGAAAGACTTAATTGCTAAGTTAAAAGACCCTAAGACAAAGGCTGCTTTTAAATCTTATGTACGTGCAGTGATTGCATCAGCAGTAACTATGGGATTAGCACTTGCTGCTGACCTAGCCCCTGAGTATGCAATTCTAATCGGTGCATTGGCTGCCCCTGCTGCTAAATGGGCTGATAAGACTGAAAAAGAATACGGTCTAGGCTCTAATTAAATACCCCTAATCGGGCTTTAAAGGCCCATTAGAGACACGAATACCCCCCAACCTGGTAGAGATACTAGGAAGGGGGGTCTTTTGTCGTTTCTATATATATATTATATAGACCCCTCCGGGGTCTTATATATATTATTATATATTATATATATCTAAGTATACACATAGGAATTCTGATTGATGGTAGGCGACCTTATCCTGCCTACCTGCAATCCCTATCAGGTATGATAAGATACTGCTATGACTATACAACTGAATGAATATATTTTACCTGAGCATATATCTTACTCAGCATTTACTACCTTCATTGACTGTGGATATCAGTATTATCTAGGTCGATTACTTAGCCTACCTGAGCAACCATCCGTATGGTCGGTAGGCGGTTCATCATTTCATACGGCTACTGAGATGTGGGACTTGGATAACCTATGATTAATGTTGTTAACGAAGAAGGTGGCATTACCACTATGGAGTGGGACACCTATAAAACTATTATGCGTGAACGTTACCTTGATGGACTACAAGAAACTTGGGCTGTTGCTGTCGGTGCTATTGATACTCTTCTTGACAAGACTATGGATGAAACTGAATTGGTTGGATTACTTACTGCTAAACTAGCACTTAAGGAGGCACTAAGTGAGCACCGCTCAAAGTTTATGGGATAAGGCTTGGGCTAAAGAGTCTGAAGGTATTGACTTAACATTTGCTCGTGTTGGTGGTAGAACATCTAAAGCATTTCCTAATAGAGAGAACATAGATTTCTGGCAACAGACAGGACCTGAGTGGGTTCAGTCTTACATTGATTGGCGCAAGGCTAATCATAACTGGAAAATTTGGCACACTCCTGAGGGCGCACCTGCCGTAGAGTTGGGGTTAACTCCAGTCTTTGCTAACGTACCAGTAAAGATGGTTCTTGATAGAGTGTTTGAAGTCGATGGTGAGTTGGTCGTGGTTGACCTCAAGACTTCACAACAGACCCCAACTTCTACCTTACAACTTGGATTCTACAAACTAGGACTCAAGCAAGTCTTAGGTGTAGACATTAAGTACGGTGCATACTGGATGGCTAGACAAGAAGGTACCTCTGCTATGGTTGATCTTAATGATTACACCGAGGAGAAACTTGAGTACCTTGTCGCCTCCTTTGATAAGGCACGTAAGGCTGGTATATTTATTCCTAATACAAACAACTGCAATCGTTGTGGACTAACAGAACACTGTCAGTTTACTTCGAAGAAATGAGAGAAACAATGGCAAATGAAGACTGGAAACTACAAGTTTCCTACAAGACACCATCAGGTGATATGATAAACATACGTGCTAATACTGCTGATGAACTATCAGTATTGTTAGAAGGCGTAGGAGATTACTCCACACAGATCGCTGCTACTCAGCAAAAGATAGTAGGTTCTTATGCTCTAAACCCGTCATCAACGTCGAGTTCCACTACAAGCACAAGGCCCTCGAACTACTCCGCACCAACCCCAGTCTCAGCAGCGTCAGGTACAGCGTCACCCGTATGCAAACACGGGGCACGTATATGGCGAGAGGGAATCAGCAAGGCTAGTGGTAAACCATATGCATTCTGGTCTTGTCCTGCACCACAGGGAACACCTGACCAATGCAAACCAGTAAACTAAAAAACTGGCACAAATCTTTTTTCGGAACTAGAAAGGAACCTGGATGCGTACACTTGTCAGATCAGTTGGTCGTGCTAGCATTGGTGGGGAACCATTACCATCTTGCTTTAAAGCATTCGAATCAAACAAGATCATCATCCGTCGCTCCGAAGTTTCTATGTTCGCAGCAGCACCGGGTGTTGGAAAATCCACACTAGCATTAGCATTAGCGTTGAAGATGAAAGTGCCAACACTTTATATCTCAGCAGATACCAATGCACATACAATGGCTATGCGACTAGCGTCTATGATTTCTGGAAAAAACCAAACAGATGTAGAGGGGATGCTACATTCTGATGTTGGTTGGACTAAGGCTACTCTATCCAAGAGTAGCCATATAGTCTGGTCATTTGAATCAGCACCAACACTACAAGATATTGATGAAGAAGTCCAAGCCTTTGAAGAATTATGGGGTTGTTCTCCTACGCTTATCATAGTGGATAACTTAATGGATGTAGCCACAGATGGTGGCGAAGAGTTCGCTTCAATGAGAGCGATTATGAAGGAGTTGAAGTATCTTGCTCGTGCTACTAATTCGGCTGTTGTCGTTCTTCATCACACTAGTGAGGCTGTGCTTGGGTCTCCGTGTCAGCCACGCTCTGCTATCCAGGGTAAAGTGGCACAACTTCCAGCGCTTATATGTACACTTGGTGTTGTCGGAAGTTCAATGGGTGTGGCTCCAGTCAAAAACAGATATGGAAAAGCCGACGCAGGTGGTGGACTGATGACTTGGATTGCATTTAATCCTGAGTATATGTTTGTTGATGATATCCCAGAGAACCATTGATATGCCAACTAAAGATATAGGTAGAAGATCTATAACAATTGGACTTAATACTATACATTGTTTTGGAATTGGATATGAAAGATATCCGATATTAGATATGGAGATTGGCTATCCAGTTCAGGTAGTTGCCTGGATAAATAGATTTGATTTTTTATTTTTCTTTATTAACTTTACTAAGTATCCGAAGGTGGACTGGCGTGAGTAGTTATGGTAAACGTAAAGGTGCTACCTTTGAAACTAGTGTAGTCAAATGGCTAAGGTCAAGAGATATACTAGCGGAAAGATTAACCAAGGCTGGCGCTAAAGATGAGGGTGATGTGGTTGCTTTCTTAGAAGGAGCGGCTAACATACTAGAATTAAAAGCAACAAAGAAGTTAGACTTACCACAGTTCTGGCGCGAGGCTGAGGTTGAGGCAGAGAATTATGCTAAGGCTAGAGGATTAAAAGAAGTACCATATAAGTTCGTGATAGTTAAACGTAGACAGGCAGGAATAGATAAGGCTTGGGTGGTGGAAGATTTTGAACAATGGACTAAGAGGGCGGGAAAATGACTTACCAAACATACGAGAAGTACTCATCCATTACGGAGCAAGTGTACGACAAGGACACGGGCAGGCTAACATCAAGTGCCCTTTCCATTCGGACACTCACCAATCAGGAAGCGCTGATCTCGACGATAACTTATTCATCTGTTTCGCCTGCGGAGTCCAAGGTAACAGTCTACAAATTATCGCACAACAAGAAAGGGTAGACATACGTGAGGCAAAGCACATCGCAGAAAGAATTACTGGGTCAAGCAACTCAGAAGTACGCGGCAAACATTTATCAGGCAGAAGATTACCTCAGAAGCAGGGGTATAACAATAGAAGCAGCACGGCTGGCTCGATTCGGCGTAGTAGGGGAGCCTGAAATTGGACACGAACAATACAAAGGAAGATTATCCATACCGTATATTACCAAGAGTGGTGTTGTCGATCTTCGTTTTCGCAGCCTTCATCCTGCTGTTGAACCTAAGTATATGGGTTTAACTGGGGCTGAAACTAGAATGTATAATGTATTAGACATAGAAAAAGCAGGCGATTTTATAGGAGTGTGTGAAGGTGAATTGGACACAGTTACTTTATCTAGTTGTGTTGGCATCCCTTGTATCGGTGTACCTGGGGCTAATAGTTGGAAGAAGCACTACACGAGATTGCTCGCTGACTTTGAAAGAGTATTTGTATTTGCAGATGGAGATCAACCAGGAAAAGAATTTGCAACAAGTCTGGCAAGGGAACTGCCAGTCACAATCGTGCAAATGCCAGACGGAGAAGATGTGAATAGTTCATATGTAAAGTTTGGTGCTGATTATATTAGGGAGAAGGCGGGACTAGATGGATAGAAGTATACCACCCTGCCCTGAATGTGGTGAACATTTTGAGAATGTATTTCAGGCAACAGATCATTTGCTGGAAGATGACGAAGAGTTTGATCCAGCACTAGTATTACCTAATGGGGCTAGGTTAATGATAGGTTCATTGCTTAGATGTCTGTATAAATATGCAGATAAGCCAGATCAAATAAAGACTATAACCCAGTCTACATATATGACATTGTTTACGGCAGAGACACAGCCCGAAGCAATCAAAGATATAGTAGAAGAGATGATAATTGAATCGCAGATGATGGAAATAGATAATGAACTCAAGCAATTACTTGAAGAGGGGAAGTGAAGAATGGCAGATTATAATCCACTTGGAGGAACAAGGTTTCCATATAAGTCAGATACAGAAGAGGGATGGCCAACTCGTAGTTACCCTGACAGTACCTCTTTTGAGTCAGCAGTAGCACAAACATTCCAAGAACTATTAGATCTATTACTATCTAAACATAAAGATTACGGACCAAAGAACATTGCTGATGCACCTGGTGGTGCCGTCAATGGGTTACGTGTTCGTATGCACGACAAGTTAGCACGTATAAATAACTTAGTAGATAGCGGTAAGAACCCAGAGCACGAATCCATTGAAGATTCCTTCAAGGATATGGCGAACTATGCAATCATAGGGTTGTTAGTTCTTAGAGGAAAGTGGAACAAATGATAGTAGCGGGACCTGCACTAATAGAAGGAACAGTTAAAACTGACGCTGGCAAAAAACTTTACAAAGAAGTAGAAGAAAAATTTCCAGTTGAGTTGTGGACAACTGTGTTAAAGGGTATATGGGAAATAGAAAAAGAGTTAGAAGGAACTGAATGAAAATTATAGTCTGCGTATCTGATTTGCAGGTACCGTACCACGATAGAAAGGCAGTATCCGTACTGTCTAAGTTTATAAAACAATATAAACCTGACGAGGTAGTATCTGTTGGGGACGAAATGGATATGCAGACTATATCCAAATGGAGTAAGGGTACAGATCTTGAACACGAGAAGTCTATTGCTAGAGATAGAGATGAAACATATCGTGTACTTGAATCATTAAAGATTAAACATATGATTCGATCTAACCATACTGATAGATTATTTAATACTATTAAGATGAGGGCACCGGGACTTGCTGGTCTGCCTGAATTAGAACTAAAGAACTTCTTAAGACTTGATAACTTAGGCATTACTTACCACGAAAAACCATATGAACTAGCACCTAACTGGTTGCTATTGCACGGTGACGAGGGTAATGTGCAACCTACTGCTGGTGCTACCGCACTTGGACTAGCCAAACGTGCTGGTATGTCTGTAGTCTGTGGTCATACGCATCGTATGGGCTTGACACATTACACTCAGTCATACTTTGGTGGTCACCCTAAAACTATTTGGGGATTAGAAGTTGGTTGTTTAATGGACTTTAAGTTTGCGAAGTATGTTAAGGGTGGATTGTTTACGTGGCACAAAGGTTTCGGTGTCTTATACGTAGAAGGAAATAAAGTTATACCACATCTTGTTCCAGTCAATATGGATGGTTCATTTGTATTTGATGGGAAGGTGTGGAAGTAATTGGATTGGGATAACATTGAGAAGTGGGACTACATTGTAACAGCGGTTGCCTCAGAGTATCATAGAAAGTTTTCTATGGTAGAGTTAGAGGACATAAGACAATCGCTGTATCAATGGTTTGCCGAGCACCCAAACAAACTTAAGGATTGGGAAGCAATAGGTGAGAAGGATGCAAAGAATCTTATCTATCGTTCACTTCGTAATCAAGCATTAGATTATTGCCAACGTTGGAAGGCTAAGTCTATTGGCTATGATGTTGGTGACTTACATTATTATGAATCAGAAATAGTTGAAGCATTACTACCACCAGTATTACGTGGTGAGTATGGTGTTACACATAAGTTAAATCTTGGTAGACCGGGCAGGCCGTCTGCTCCCGCCGAAGGTGGCAACTTAACTATAATGATGTTAGAAGTTGACTCAGGTTACTGGAAGTTAAACAAGGAAGATAGAAGAATTATATTCCTACGTTATGCAGAGAACCTAGACTTCGGCGAGATAGCAAACTACTTGGAACTTGGTACTGATAGTGCTGCACGAATGAGACTTAAGCGTGCCATTCGTAGGCTCATCAATAAGATAGGTGGATACAAACCTTATCACGATGTCGATACTGTTAGTGCTGAAGATCAAGAGGTTGAAGAATAGTATCCGTCATCAGGATCAAACTCATTCTCTCCATCAGACCATAGATCATATTCGCTATCGTTCATAGCAAAATCTTCTATCTCTTCATCATCATATAGATCGGCAAACAATTTCTTACCCTTAGAAATGGGCAGAAAACCTACGGTTTTAACTACTTTTTCGACGTCCTCGAACTCAGTAGTCTTGGGTAAGTTATCTTTATCTTCCCACTTTATACTGAAGGTATCGAGATTAAACTCCCATACACCTTCAGGTGTTGAGCAGATATAGACTGGTATCCTGCCAGTTGTATTGGCTTGATCTATTATCTTATCATACTTATATTTTTCTATAAGCAATTCATTGTAGTGTGTATGCCTACACTTCAACTCAATATATAAATCATCACGCTCTGACACGCAATCATAATTAGAATACTCATCGCTAACCATTGTAAGGTCAGGATAGTATTCATCTTTAAGCATACTAAAGAGTTGTTCTTCGTTCATTATCCTCCTGTTGAATAGAACCCTGTCCCTTTGAAATGAACTGGGTTGGCTTGGTATTCTCTTGTCATTTCTCTATTGCATTGCGGACACTCAACCAAGTCATCACGTTCATCAACGCTACGACTTAGTTCTGTTAGTGTCTTATCGTCTAGACATCTGTATGAATAGGTTGGCATTACAGTTCCTCGCTATCGTCTGGTGTTGGTGCTGTTGCAAGAGTGCCACATAAAGCACACTCCATATCTAAGAAGTACATATCTATATCACCAGTCTCCTCATCAAAGATAGTCTTTAAGTTCCATATATTACAACCGCAAGGACATATGGTAGTGGCTCTACCACGTATGTCCATAGCAGATTTGTAATCAGGCTTAAGTTCTGTGATATGTTTTCGGTTATTGATTAGTAGTATCCCTTCTTAGTAAAGAACTCCCACGCCAAGCAAGGGGTCTGATACCTATTGTAGATATAAGACAACCCTCTGTCAATTTGTATTGGCGCAGGAGTCTTAGGGTCAAGCCCTAATATCTGTGGAATACCTCCAGCATTTTTACCCATAACTTTTATTTTATTGTATGCGTTGGGTCTCCAATTGCTTTCTTTAGTCCACAATTTATTAAGGCACGTCCATTGTTTATGTTGCCACTCGTAAAGTTTATCTTGTGCATATGCTTTGCTATCCTTTATTGTCCATTCAATCTCAGGCTCTTCGCTTATCGTTGGGTTGGACACAGGTGTAGCAAATCTGATACTTACTATCACTAATAAACTTGCAGTAAGTAATAACATAATTTCTCGTCTCATAATAAAGCACCTATAAAGTATAGAACTAAAAGAAATATAAGGGTATATGGTATGGTTGCGCCACCCATTATGAATAGCAAACCAACTACCAAATTAAATCCTATAAACTTTAGTATCTTTACACCTCTCTCAGATCTCCTCTGCTATTACATCTTTGCCTGTTGGCATATCAAAGTCAGAGACTTCCCACTCCCGATAGGGTGCGTCAATCGCTAACTCTATTGCTCTATCTATATCATACTCCGATACATAATAGACAAGTTCTGCTGGCACTTTAATGGTAATCTTGTATTGCTTAACTTCCATTATATCCTCTCTCCCATAAGGCGTCTAACCTTACGAGCAAACGCTAACTTGTTTTTATTGGTAGAGTTTTTCATAGACCTACCTACCATAAGTAATCTCTCACCTGCCATAGTGCCGCCATATATACCGAAGTATATCTGTTCGCCACGCTTGCCTAACTCTAGGCAGTTATCTTTAGCAGGACAGTTATCACATATAGATAGTGCTTTGATAGCCTTCTCTACTTCTAGTTTGGTTGCTTGTGAATTAGTATTAACGCTACTGTTTGGGTCAGTTAAGTCTACCTCACCAGCAAACCATAAGTCAGGGTCATCGTGCTTAACACATAGACCATTACTTATATCTAAATCTTTATCATTGGAAAAATATAAATCAATAGAACTCTTAGCCATTTACTAGCCTCCTCTCTATGTTGGTGTAGGTGGGGCGATTACCCCACCCACAATTAACTAGTTTATTATGGGCGGAATACTACAGTAGTATAACCTTCTAAGCGTGAGTGCTTGGCGATTAAGCCTTTCTCACCAGTCAAGTGTTGATACTTGCCGTTGCCTAGAGATACCCACATAGACTTAGGCTTAAACCTAGACTGTGTTGGTAGTGCTTTAAGTATTGTGCCTCGTGTTTCATATCCGCTGACACTATCTACAGCA